CCATCAACAAATTGTTTATCCTGCATGTTCGTACTCCGTAAAAGTAAAATTGAAGTCCAACTGTATACGACAATATGGGAGTTGGCAAGTAAAACAAAAAAAACCCCCGCAACTAGTCAATTGCGAGGGTTTTTCGTACCACCAAGTGCCTACGGAGCACAAAGTAAGTATACGCGACAATATGGGAGCATTACAACTATTGTTTGGCAGTAGAACTATTTTTTAAATCTTCCTGCTCTTTGTATGCGCTAAACATTACACGCAGTTGTCCACTGATGGTACGGCCTTCTTTCTTAGAACGTAACTTAATTTCTTCGTACACTTCCTTTGGAACTAACACGCTTTTCCACTTATCTGTATCCATTTTCCACTCTCATTATATTAGTTGTCGCGATTGTCTGAGACTATATAGGATTATATATAATAAGGCAACAAAAACCCCGCCGAGACGGGGTAAACCTAATGGGAAGAGTTACTGCTTAGGTTTTTTTTCGCAAAGTGGTTTGATCAGGGGCTTTCGCAACCAACTGTCATTAAATTGTTGCAACAACCGGACACGATGTTTAATTTTGTCATCGCGTTTTCTAACAGGTATGTTTGTACTCATATTATTCAGCCTCTCCCCAAGACGCTCCTATCTCAACGTCACATTTGCTTGGAATCTCCAACGGAACTGCCCCGACCATAATTTTTGCGATCTCTTCGGCCTCTTCGCGGTCCTTAACAGACATTGCGAGCTCGTCGTGTACCTGAATCATGGGCAGTCGGCCCGACTTGTAGATATCTACCATTGCTTTCTTGGTCATGTCCGCGGCTGACGCTTGAATTAACCGATTCAAAGCTTTATAGGTGTATGCTCGCTTCAACCGGGTGGTCTCTCCGTACTCTTTTATAGCATCGCGGTATGGCAGAGCCTTATTCATAGCAAATGTATCGGGTTCCCACAAGTCAAACCGGCATTTCCTGCCCAGAATCGACCTAATTGAGCCCGCACTTGACTTATCATTGAGTCGATTAGTAACACCTTGCATCAAACCTTTAACAAACGGCACCCGGGAGTGGTATTGCTTGACTAGTTGCTTGGCCTCGCTTACCTCGATATCCATCTGCTCTGACAGTTTGTTCACACCCATGCCGTACATCATTCCCAGATTGATGGTCTTAGCCTGCTTACGCGAGATGTTAGCCATTTCCGCGACCATTGTATGAAAGTCCATGTCTGGGTTATTATTGTACCCGTCCACAAACTCTTGGCAGGCGTCCAATTCTACTCCCCTCATCTTTCCATAAACGTGCGCGTAATGTACCAAGATGCGCGGTTCCTGTTGCGAGAAATCTATTGCCGCCCACTGCTCACCTTCTTCTGGTAAAAACAACGAACGGATCATGGGACCAATCACTGGGTCGCGGGCCGGGATCTGTTGCAGATTTGGGTTGGACATAGATATGCGGCCCGATACTGTACCGCCGTCGTCTGATCTTATCTGGTTGATGTGGCTATGAATGCGGCCATCATTGCGACAGTGCTTCATGATGGTATTGATGAAAGTGCCCGAAGTCTTATTCAGGTTCCGCGCCTCGAGGACGAGTTGGGCGAGTGGATGCTTATGCTCTTGCAAGAAAAGCTTCGTGAAGGACGGTGCGCCTTTTTCGGTCTTTGGGTAGTGGACCCCGACCTTATCGAACGCTTTGGCGAGGGATTGAGCGGCCCAGATTTCAACATTGGCCCCGGCCATATCTTTGATTTGTTTGATGACGCCCTTTTCCCGCTTGAGGATTTGGTCCCGGGTGCGTTCAAGCCGGTTGGCGTCGATACGGACCCCCCGCATAGTCATATCTACGAGGCATGGGAGCAGGTCAAGTTCGAGATTAGCAATCGGCCAGAGGTCTTCCTTGCCCAACAAAACCGAAAAGCAGGACCACAACTCCAGAGTAAGTTCAGCATCGACTTGAGCGTAGGGTCCTACATGCATGGCAGGCATTTTCCACATCTCTGCCTTCGGATCAATTCCAAATTGACGGGCGGCCTCGACTAACGCTTTCTCAGACTTTGTTTTGTTCAGGTAATCATAAGCCAGAGAGTTTAACGTGTAGCTAAACCGGTTCTCATCTAGCAGTGAGGCGATCAGCATAGTATCGATGATACGGCCATTGACTGTAAACCCCATGCGTTTAATCCAACCCAGATCGTACTGGGCGTTGTGCATGATCTTCTCTGCGGGGCACTCAAACACTTTCTTTAGCCACTTGTTGACGATTCGTTCATCTAGGTTGCCACCGCCTTGGTGACGGATAGGTATGTACCCGGACCAGTTTTCTACTGCAATCGCGTAACCAACCACTTCGCCGTCCCCGGTGGACCATCCCGGTCCGTTTGTCTTCAAGTTCGGGTCGCGGGTCTCGACATCTATTGCGATTCGCACGGCACCTGTTAGGTCGGGTAGTTCCGTAGGGGGTATCCACTCTGTCTTGGGGGTGAACATTGCCATCTGTAAACTCATTCTTTAGTCCTTGGGTCGTCGTTCATTGAGTATCGCAAGTACCAAACGGCTTTCCGTTTATCTTGCTTGGATTCATCGTTCTTTTTGTTCATACGCCAGACATACTTAAAAGATGCAATCTCGGCATAGATGTTCACATTGTCCCTACCGAATGCGGCAACCATGGCGTCGATGCACTCAATCTCACTGTCGGCGTAATGACTAGGCTGTGAAACCATGTCTGGAGTTTCGTCTATTGGTTCCAAATTAAAATCTTTTTCCCAATCAACCGTTGGCAACTTCGATTTGCTGCCCTCACTTTTCGCTAGGGTTTCTGACCAATGCTCTGTCATATCAAGTCCTCTTCTTGTTGCAGGTCTTCTAGACTTGCCTTTGAATAAAACGCCGGGGTCTCTTCCCCAACCCATGATCCCAGTATATTGAACTCGAAGTATTCAACGGCCTCGTCGTAAGTCATACCGTCGTTATAAACTAAAATCTCCAACACCTTATCAGTGTCATACAATATTACTGCGTCCTGTCCGCATCTTTGGACGATGCCCATAATTGCGGCGTTGTAACCATCTGCTTTCAACATAACATTCTCCTATTAAAGGTCGTAACTTTTACTAACGTCTTCAGGCTCCACAATGAACAAACTATGCTTAGTTCGCGTCACCCCCACATAAAACACCCGGTGCATGTCATCGGGGTTATCGGCCATCTCTTTGTCGGCCGCAGGGGATAGGTCCGTGAACAACACAACATTGTCCGCCTCGCCACCCTTTGAGCCGTGTATCGTGGACACTGTGATGCGGGGCTCGCCATTGAACTTCTCACCTCTGCGCAACATTGCAATGATGTAGGCTCTGTCCTTCTCAGGCAGTTTATCCAGTGCCTCGTGCCAGATAAGGTCGGCACCGACCAACAGACCATGCTTACTTTGCAGTTCAGCAAGGGTCGCAAACTCTTGATCATCTAGCGCGGGTATCTTTTTGAAGCCTCGGGTAACGTGTAGCTTGATTGACATGAACCCATATATCTTACGGGCGACCTCACCGCTGACCTCACCACCCTTGCGCAGGTGTTCCCAACCGTTTACCGCAACACTTATGCGCTCCGAGATGGACCTGTGGCCGCGATAAGTGAAAAGGTATCCATTGGCACGTAAGTCCTCCGCTACGGGCTGTAACAGGTACCCTGCTTGCGCTAATACCAACCAAGACCCGTCAGCCATATCAACTGACGCTATGGTCGAGATGCGGGACACCACACCCTCTTCAGTGCGAGGTTCATACTTTTTCGGGAACCTACGGTGTATGCGCTTTACTACGCCTTCCGCAATGTGATGCACGGAGCGTGGTACGCGATACGATTGAGACAGGGTCTCGGAGCCTCCGGGCAAGTTAATAAACTGGTCAACGTCGGCACCCGCCCATCGGTAGATAGCTTGATCATCGTCACCTGCGCAGTACATCTTCTCTGATTTGGTGTCTAGCATGTGGGCAATGTCCCACTGTAGCGGAGACAAATCTTGAGCCTCATCTAGAAAGGTCAGCTTAAAGTTTGGGCAACACCGTTCTCCCTGCTCTGCAAAGACGGACAGCATGTCGGTAAAGTCATAGAGCCCGAAGCGTTCCTTATATTCACGTAGAGATTTATCCACGTAGTTTACGAGGTTCCACGACTCTTCTAACCGGCTAATATTGTATTGGTCCCGCAAAGGAACCTTACGCAACCGCGCTAGGTTAATGACACCAAGCACGGGATCGCTTGATTTAGTAACACTGGGTAGGTCGTCATCAAAGTTAGACACCTTGGAGCCATTGAGACTGACGCCGGTAACCTTAGACAACTCGCGGTAGTTCTCATCTTGCATGACTTGATCGCCACGAATGTCGGACATTGTCAGGGCCAAACTGTGAAGTGTACGAAAGTTGCACAGGTCATGCTTAGGGTCTAGGTTAAACCTTTCCGCCGCACGTTCCTTGGCTTCTGTCGCCGCCTTCTTAGTAAAGGCTAGAAAAGCAATATCCATAGGCTGTGTGCCCGACTCCAACGCTTTATCTACCATGTTCAGCAAGGTCGTGGTCTTACCTGTCCCGGGAGGACCAAATATTCTAAACATCGTTTTTAATCTTTTTCACTATCTGACGAATGCGCTCTCGTGTCACACCGTAGCGCAATCCGATGGCGGCGAGAGTCATCTTCTCTACGATCCGCAACCTGTAAATTTCAGCATTTCTTTCTTTAAAGCATGTCATTAGAACGGAACCTCATTTTGTCCACCAAAGCTTGGTGTAGTGATGTCTATATCGGCTGAAGCAAATGCCGGTACAGCCCAAACTCGAACTGCCCTGCCTTTAATCTTTAATACAGTACTCTCTCCGTTTATGTCGCGTAGCCGTTGAGCGATCTTATGGCTCTTGTAAGCAAACCATTTGTTCTTAGCTAAGAAGTTCTCAAAATCACGGAGTCGAAAGAAAGTAACATTGGTATCTTCATCGGTCCAAGGGCGGCGAAGCAGTATCTCTTCCTTGTCCTGTGCCTGCTGTAGAAACCTACAGAACTCTTCCAGATAGTCGTAGAACTGTCCGGCGGTACTAGCATCTACTGCAACCTCTATGATAGCCGACTCGTTCTCTTTCATGTCCGTGAGAAGCGTACTGATGCGACTCTCCCACGTCTGTTTCTGTACGGACCTTGGCATGAAGTTTAACTGCTCCATACACGCCTTTTGGAATACAGGCTGACTCATGAGCCCTTCCGTATCTAACTCCAAAGGCTCACCGTTAACGTCCATAAACCAGACTGGTGGGGTAGAGTCATACTTTCGCAGGTTAGCAATAGACGCGCCTTGTATCGCCGCTCCGACACCAAACTTGCGAGTACGGCATAACTCTTTGTTGCAGTATGAATTGATGGGTGCGTCATTACACTTGTAAGCATATTCTTTGCGGTGCAACTGCTTGGCGACTAGATTGACTTCATTCAAGGGTAGGGGCGGCACCAGATATTGCATGTTGTAGCTAAGTAGCTCGTCCTCCCAAGAATCCGGGTAAGCTTTACGCAGATAGACGCCGATGTTAAACAGGCCGTTGTTGCGTCCGCCTTCCGATATCTTGTTACCGCAGAGTATCTGTAAGCACGGTGGGCCGTCTGCCATGAGAGAAGTCTTTCCTTTCTCTGCCATGACTTGCAGGGCCTGCACCTGTTCCAGTGTCTGCGCATACTTCTCATGTAGCTCAAAAAACTCTTCAATGGTTCCGGAGGTGCCATCATCTCTAATTGCGTAGCGCAATCCTTCTTCGGCATTAAAGTAAGGCAGGTTTAGAAAGTTCCCTACGTCACCCCGGTCGAGGTGCAGTTTTATTTGCTTAGGGAATATCTCACTCTCGCCGTATCCCAGTGCCGCGCTCATGCACTGTAACGCTTTTTGCATGTCTTTGGCTTCGATCCAGTCGTTTGTAAACAGGAAGCAGTGCGCTCCACCGGACTTAGACCGACACACTACCAATGGCAGGTTCAGCTTTCGTATTTTCTCTATCAGTAGCTTGTGGTCTAACGGGTACTGATCTACATCTATGCAACCCCACTTGGAGTTGTTGTCTTCGTTAATTGGGATGATTCCGATCCCGTTCTTTCCTTTTAGGTGGTTCTCCCAAAGGAGCATGGTTCGGGGTTCGCGCACTAATCGTGCTTTACCCTTTGTCTTACCGTTCGGGCCGGTATTCTCTATCTTGAAGGTTCCGTAAGCTTCTTGCAGTCCATCAAAGATGGTCATGAACTTCTCTATAACAATCATTATTATGCCTTCATGTCCTGAAATGGTAAAAAAGGGCGACATTGGCCGCCCCTCATCTTACTAACCGTTCTTAAAATACAGAAC